CTGAAACCCGCATAAACACTGGCTTTTTTAAGCAACTCGATTTATTCAAACTCGATTTCGTAACAGCATTTCTGTGTACGTTCATCGTTAATTTTTCCACTAATTTTATGAATTTTATTTGTGATTACTTTCATTACTTTTATTTGTGTTCTCTAATAACATCATAATAACATCATTTATGTTTTTGTCAATACCAGTATATGTATCAAATATAGGCTGATGTTCTAATCTATCAGATTCACCTGCTTGTGCATTTTTTTAATTATCACAATTTTCTGCAATAATTTGAACCTCTGGATTCGTCATTGTGATAGACGGTTTTTTCCAAAACGGAGAAGGAATAACCGGATCAATTAAATCAGATTTGTCAAAATGCACTTTATTATCCTGTTCAACGTACATAATGCCTCCTTAAATTTAATGTTTTATCTCCAAAACATCTTCAACATCACAATCAAGCTCCTGGCATATAGCATCTATAACTTTAAGATTGACAGGTTCGTTTTTACCAAGCTTCGCTAATGTGGCATTACTGATTCCTATTTTATCCCGAAGCTCTGTCTTTTTCAAGTGCTTATCAATTAGTGTTTTCCACAGTCGATCGTAGCAAATCATCTTCTTTCTCCCCCTGTCTTTCGCAAAATTTTCTCTAATTTATCCATTATCGCAATCATATTTCGGTAAATCCTGTTAAAAATACGCTCCCTTTTAAGAGCTTCCTTTAGCTCGACAACCGATTGATTGTATTGCTCTTTCAATCTTTCATCAATCATATAATCACCTCTGTTTTATTATAAATTCGGTTTTCTGTTTTGTCAACTTTTTATTCTGCTTTTCCAGAAAAAATATTCAGAATATTAGAAAAAAGCATTGACACTGGGTGTACATATGGTAATATATTCATAGAAACAGAATAAAAGTTCAATAAAACAGAAAAACAATTTAGGAGGATAAATATATGTTAAAAAATCAATTATTCGGAGTTGAAGTAGAAATGACAGGTATTACAAGAGAAAAAGCAGCTCGTCTCGTTGCCGGAGTTCTTGGAACAACACCTTCTCATCCAGAATCAAATTGCTACCACACACGCACGATCGCCGATCAGGCAGCTCGTAAATGGAAAATCATGAGAGATTCATCTATTACACCAATAAGAAACGATGATACAATCGAGCCTCTTGACGAATACAGAGTCGAATTTGTAACACCGCCGCTCAATTATTCCGACATTGAGCTTCTCCAAAACATCATACGAAAACTCCGAGAGAACGGAGCAAAGGCTCATAGCAGTTGTGGCATTCATATCCATGTCGATGGTGCAAACCATACAGCAGTATCTCTTAGAAGATTAGTTAACTTTATGACAGCCAGACAGGATCTGATTTATGAAGCTCTCCAAATCGGAGCCCGCGAGAGTAACTGGTGCCACAAGCTCAACAAAACGCTACTTGATGCCATGAAAAAGGATAAGAATCTTACAAAAGAAAAAGCCGAAGAAATCTGGTATAGCAGAGCAAATGATGGTTATTGCGGTGGAATCGATCATCAGCATTACAATTCCACAAGATATCATGGAGTAAATCTCCATTCTTTCTTCACCAAGGGTACAGTGGAATTCAGACTTTTTAACAGCACACTTCACGCAGGAAAAATCAAGGCCTATATACAGTTTTGTTTGGCGGTATCTGCATGGGCTATTACTTCACAAGAAAAAATAGTATTCCGTTCAATGGAGGGATACTCACCAGAACAGAAAGTTACAATTATGAGAAACATCCTTACCCACCGCCTTGGACTTTATGGAGACGAATTTAAAACATGCAGACTTCATCTTATGACACCACTTAAAAAAGCTGCCGGAATGGCTTGTCGAGCAGCTTAGTAAAAAGTGCTGACCTACCGGCACAACGGGGAGATTGGAGAATAATATGGGAAAATTGTATGTAGCATACGGAAGCAATCTAAACTTAAAGCAGATGGCTTATAGATGCCCCTCTGCGAGTATTTATGGCACTGGACAATTAACTAACTGGGAACTTTTATATAGAGGCAGTGCAACCAATTCGCACGCAACAATAGCCAAAAAGCAGGGTTCATATGTTCCTGTTTTACTATGGAGTATTGAGCCGGAAGACGAGAAAAGATTAGATATATACGAAGGATATCCCCGATATTATTATAAGCAGAATGTAATGGTTGATATTGACGGAAAAAAGAAAAGAGCTATGGTCTATATTATGAACCAACAGTGTGTACCCGGAAGACCATCTTCGACCTACATAGAAACCATCCGGCAGGGATATATTGATAATAATTTTGATTTAGCACTATTTGAGAATTCGTTGGATAGAAATACCATTGAATGCAGATAAATATTGTGGTATAAAAAAAGACGTTCGGTCCTTGAACGTCTTTCTCTATGACAGCAGTGTTGCAGCACTACTTGTCTGACGAAATCAAGGAGCCGGATCTGGTGTGGGTAATCTTCGCATAATCATTTGGCACCCTAACAATCAGTTCATCGAGTTCGCAATGTAGAGCCTCGCATATTAGGTCGAGGTGTTCCAAATTCACCCTATCTGTGTACTCATGGTACAATTCGCTGATGGTGTTGGGTCTGATTCCGGTTGCCCTGGCCAGATCCGCCTGACTCCATTTCATTT